ACTTATGATGTTGCCGCCAAAAGTTGTGCTGTCAAAAGGAATATCGATGTACGCAGGTATACTAGTAATCATACCAGAATTAGGCGTAATCACTACATTTTGATTTGTTGTTCTGTTTGTGCCATTATTAAAGTATGTGGCTAACTGGATTACACCATCTGCCACATAATTAAGAGATTCGCCCTGCGCAGGCCCAGTGTAATGTAAGACCCGACTCAAAACATTTAAATTGCTCTGCCCAGCAACTCCAGCCGCAGGGTCAGAAAAATATAATCCAAAATTGGATTTCCATGATGCGCTCATGTCATACCACTTTACACTTCTAGTGAGCAAGGGTATCTGTGGATTAAATCCACCGGGATTTGCAGCATAACCAGTAGATTGATTTATCCAATAACCACTTGAACTAGTTGCCCCAAAAATCTGCCACTGATTTGTTTCCGTTAATCCCGATTTTGTGTTTATTGTTGTAAAGATTATTTCGTCCTGACCTTCTTTATTATCGGAATCAACTACTTTGACATTTTTAATATTATAAAATTTTAATTCCCTCTCAGACTGCACGACATAATCCATACCCCTAACAGTTATGGAAAAACTGTAACTAAATCTATCCACAGGCACATATTCCATGTATATCAACCAACTCGCCGCAAAATTTACTGATCTGGGCAACCATTCACAATCTTTACAGGGCTGATTTATTACATACCACTGATCGGATAATTGTGCATTTTGATTTGGGGGATTGGCATCATAGCCAATAGCAAAGGTAACTCTGTTATCAATGGCAGATCTTATTGTAGTACCTTCATCTGATGTAAAAACTTTTCTTGTGGTGGAGATACTATCAGTTGCCAGCCAATCCTGAGGTACCTCTGAGGATAGTGTAAATGGACCGGTACTTGTATTGAGCCCACTAACTAATTCCCCATTGTTTGATAAATGAGTTACTCTGGTCCAAATATAATTAGTTACATCGTCAGGATCTGTCCACTTTATAAAATTATTTTCCTGAAACAATCTGTTCTTGCCGATTTGGCTTGGATCACTGGGAGCCAAGCTCATTATCACAGGACTCCCTGTACTAAAAGTTTCTGTTACAAAACCTGTTTGGCTTCTGCCTTCGAACGGTAAACAATTCCACTTGTAATTTGAGGGTGTGCCGCCTACTTGTGTTAAATCAAAGGTGTCGGGTTTATTTTGATTAGTAATATTACGCATAGTGTAATACACAAAATTATTAAGTTTTTGCTCTTTTAATAAATCGGGAATAACAGAAGTGATAACATCTAAACTTGAAGTGTTGTCATTTAATATTACTCTGTCTGATATATTTCTGTGATCCACATACATAAAACCATCGCGAGCAAAAGTGTCGACGTCATGATACGTACCAGTGGGGTCGTTAATGTCAATGTAGCGACTATGTCCAGCGTGAGTACGGTTAATGGCTTTCATTTTACGAATATTAGAATTTAGTGTCATGGGGAATACATTATAATCCTGACCATTGACCATTCTGTCCTGAGTATAATAAATCTGTGGCGCTCGTTCTTTGATAGCCTGCAGGGTCTCTGCAGGTAAACTGTTTCTTACACTGCGTTGTAGACTGAATTTTAATGTAAGCGTAAATTCGCTACCATTTTTACTCACATAGGGAATATTAATACTTAGGTTGCTCATGCTTTCAGGCTGAATAGTATACCTGGTAGGGTCACTGGGACGATACCATAAACGGTATATACCATAGGGTATATTTCCAAAGTTGCCATCAGCAAATTTTAATTTTATGCCTGAGTTATCCAAATTATCTATAGCATACAAGTTTTTAGTATTTTTACTGATACTATTATAATTAAGTGTTTGACCAACCACGTTGGGCACTCTGACCCATTTAGACTTTACCAATCCGGCGCCAGTAATTTCCTGTAAGTAAGTATCTGTTTCGTTTATATTAATAACTTGCATATCCTGGGTGCGACTTGCGACCGCAGTCGTAAAATTAAAATCCTGATATGATAAGTTGCCCTGATGGAAAGTCAGAAAAAATCCAGTGTCTTTACTACTTAAACCGTTGCCATCGTTTCGATACATTAAATTAAATAGACTTGCAGGGTCAGGATGTCTTTCAAAAATAGCACCGTTATCCACAAAATCAGGATTAACAATATTAAAAGGCTTGGTATCACCTGCAATAGTAGCACTATACTGATATGCTATGGGGGCACTTAGTGGAGTATTTAATTGGTAAAGTTCTGTTAATATATCTCCCACTCGGCCTGTTTTTATTGGAGATGTAAATCTGTTAACATTACTCATTGCACTGTTTAGAATGCTAATAAATTGTTCATAGCTTTGTGCATTGTTGGCATCGTCCCAGAATACTTCCTGATTGTTAATATCTGTGCCCTGGCTGTCTGTCAGAGGTTCGTTTGTCTTGACACTGACAATCTTTACAATTCCGCTAGCTGTATAGTTTCTGCTAGGGGTGTATCCCAACATACGAGCAAGTTTAAAAACACTGTCACGACGTTCAGCAGTTTCTAAAAAATTCTCTCTGGTGTTTAAATCCATTCGGAATGCCAAACTTTGGGACAAATAAGCAAGCATTTCTATAATAGCAATAAACTCTGAACTTTCTATGTAGTCGTTAAAATTCTCTGGAAAATTTACTTTTACATAATCAACCAATGCGGCACGAATAGTATCATAATCATATGCCTGATAACTGATATTTTGATAGGCCTTGTATGCTACCTTCCAGCTTTCGGCTGCAAATAAATTTTCCTGTCTTGTTACATTTCCCATTATTCGCCCTCGATATCCCTGGTATACTCCAAATACAATGTATCTGAATCATTTAGCAATACGTACTTTAAATTTATCTCTATTCTGATGGTGTGATCCATATAAATTATAAATGTATCTAGCAAGTCAACCCTGGGATCAGATTCTATGATTCGTTCAACATCGTCCCTGATTTCCTTTTCCGTGGCCGTGTCATCGGGATTCATTAGCAAATCCCATATAACACTACCATAGTTTGGCCTCATTAATCTTTCGCCTTTTTTGGTGTAAAAGGTGTTTAGTAAATCCCGTTTCACAAGATCTCTGCCTTCCAGAGTATAAGATGCTCTGACGCGATCTACTGTGCTAAATCCTTTAAACTTTGCTACCATGACCGATATTTATCTGATTTAATAAGTATAGTTTTAATTACTTGACAAAATAAATATATCTGTGTTATTATAAACCTGGGTTGCGATATTCATTATCGTGTAACATTAACCACGCATAGGAGTACAATATTATGCGCAAAATTGTAAAGTCTTTTGATTTAATATGGTCCAAAGCAGAGCAAGTAAATCGTAAAAAAGGCGATCGCTTCGTAAGGTGTTTTGACAGTCGTGGAAAATATCTGAGTTTTGGTATCTATGACAAAGTTAACAAGAAGTATGCTTTGTTTGATACTATCAATCTCACTGGTAATTTCCGCTATAATGCCAGCAGAACAATACCAGAGATCGCACAAATGGAAGAAATGATTAGCAATGCCTAATCTGGTTTTAGTCCACGGGGCAGGCGGGTCTCCCGCAGGCTGGAATTATATCAGTCAAAATCTGCCCGGTGGGCTAAAAATCTTTAGACCACATTATGATATAAATCTAACTGATCCATTTGAAATCATAGATTCCATATGTACACAAGTAAACCAAGAGTTTAATAACCAGAGTGTTATATATGTGGGTCATAGTTTAGGGGGCGTACTGGGAGGTTGGATTTGTGCTAGTGGGCTTATAGACGTGGATCATCTAGTAACTATTAGTGCCCCCTGGCAAGGATCGCCCTTTGCAAGGTGGTTAAAGTTGGTATTCCGCAATAACAATCTTTTTCAGCACATGAATCCAGGTAGTGAATTTTTAGAATTTTTGCAGGAAAAAACATTTCTAAGACCGCACACTAATATTATAACGGTGGGCGGCGGCAATGAAGTCGCGGCCTGGGGGGCTCGAGACAATGACGGTACAGTAACAGTGGAAAGTCAGGTGGGTGTGCCTCAGGGTTTTACAAAAACACAAAATGAATTTGTAAATCTTAGCCACACTGAAATACTTCAGAGCGACAAAGTCAGAGATTTAATATCAAGGATTGCATATGATTAATTCAGATGATCCAGAGTTGTTACTGAGAACTTTAGAAATTAAACAAATGAAAATACAGACACTTGAGCAAGACATCAGGGAAATAACAAAACAAAATTATGAGCTAATGGTTAGGATTAGTCAGCTCTGTGATGAGATACATGCTCTGGGTGGTAAACTTGACAGAATTCCCTAGGTGTATGAATTAGCCTTGGGCCTGCCGATTTTCAAAATATTCCTTTTTAGCAGCTCTGATTTTCTGCAACAACGTACCATAATTTTCCCCCCCAGGAGTACTATCATTTAAAATACTTTTGAGGTTCATATCATCAGTTGCTGTGATTAATTCTACTTCCACGGCTCTTCTAGCTGCTAAATCTCTGTTGTATGTCTTTTTACCGCCTGGAATCTCAGAGGAGGTTACCCAGCCCGACATTAATCTGGGCACGTCGGCCATAATGCCAGTGGCGGCGTTTAATGCCGCAGATTTTTGTGTAGTACTATCCCCATTTTTTGCTATAGCAAATAGACTGTCTGCTTTTTTAAGTTGCTGACCCACGTTACTATCTATAAACTTCTCAGAGCCACCCAACCCATCAGCAAAACTAAGTATTCCTGATTTTTGAGTGTCACCAAATTGATTTGTTACGTTGCTTATTTCTTGTTCAATTTTTGCAAATTCAGTGTTTAATTTTGCACCAGCCAACAGTGCGGCCGCTGGATCACTCATACCCTTGCTAAAGTCCACAAAGGTGTTTCCATCTTTGTCTGTAACTGCAATACTGGGGAACATGGGATCGGTGGGGTCAAGTCCGGAAATATCTAAGCCCTGCTCTTTCATTTTAGTTGCGAGTTCTGAGTTATTAAGACCCTGTGATACTGCTTCGTTGAATGCTCCCATGGCTTGTGCTTTCAATCCAGCAATGTTGCCAGTAAGCAAGTCTGCCATGAGCTGATCAGCATCAATGCCATACTCTGATAATTTAGCTTCAAATTCACTTAGTTTACTATTGAGACCCACAATATCTTCTTCCAACTGGTTGCTAGTGGGAAATCGTATGGGTGGTATAATTGCACCCAACATTCCTATCAGAATTTCTATTCTTTGTATAGCACTGAGGTCACCATCTAGTAAAGATCCCAGATTGTTAAAAGCATCAGCATATTGCTCATACTCAGGAAATTGTTCAGCAAGGTCTGCTTTAACGGCGTCTATTTCCTGCTGGATTCCTGCAGTTGCTTGATCAAATTCGCCCTTGACTTCATCATACGCGCCCTTGATTTGATCCTGAGCACTAGACATTTGTTCCCCTGCTTCATTTACATAACCTATGCCTTTCTTGACCACACTATCACCAGTGTCAGGATCTGTGACTACTACATCGCCTGGCGCTGGGTTAGCAGGATCACCTGAACTACATTGGGGTAGACTGTCTACTATGCTTGACAAGAACTCTGGCTCGCTAGCTTTCTTTATGGGGTCTGCTTGGGAGTGGCCAATATACGGCTCTGCTGTGATTAACTTTGTACAAATGGTGTATATACTTAATGCTAATCCGTCCCTTTTACCTTGAGTGGGCAATGCGCTGGCGCCCTGTTTTGCTGCGCTGCGGCTGAACGGCACGAGTTTTTCATCAACATCTTGTAAAGGTTTACCAGGAAGTTTAAATGCCGTAAATGCTGGTGATGGAGTAAAAACTGGTGGGGGCGTGGTGTTTAGGGTAATAAGACCACCACCGGCATTAACTAGCGGTGCAAACATCGAAACCATTCCCATAGCTTGTAATGATACTACACTGCTACTGTGTATGTTTACTTTACCGGGTCCCAAACTTGTTAAATTTATAGCACCGCCGTTAAGTGGATTAAAACCATTGCCCTGAATATTAATACTGTTACCGGCATTAAGGTCTAAGTCACCACCACCTGACGTCATTCTGACATTTCTGTCACCATATAACTGTAGGCTTTGTTTGCCAGTGATGTTAACTCTGCCACCATTGCCCAATGTGGGTATACCAAATGCACCCAAGGCTTCCTGTATGGCGCCTCCCACATACTGACTAGCTCTCATATCTCCGGCAGCTTTTATGTTAACATCGCCGCCCCCCTCTATGTTAACACTGCCATCGGCTCTGAGATTGAAATCTCCCTGAGTTCTCATGCTTATGCCACGTTTAGCATATAAGCTAAAGTTACCAGTATTATCCATTTCCCACCAGACTTCACCCCTGGAGTTGATACAATATATACTCTTGGTGTCGTCGCTCATGAGTATTTGATTACCACCACCTGACCTTAGTCTGATCATTCTGGAACCAGTGATATCGTCCATGACAAACTGATGCCCAGCTTTTCTTACTTTACCCTCGCCCTCTGCTGGTTCTTTATCGTCCCAGTCTCCGGGTGTCTGAATGCCAAACACTCTGCTAGGTGACTCTCTGCGAGCACCTGATCTACCAGCACCACGGATATTATCGTTAATTAGGCCCTGTTGTGTAATTTGTTCAGCAATATCGGCATGCATGGGTCTGGGAACATTAGCTCCATGTTTACCAGGGTCAGCGTTTAAGTTTTTTTCTGTGACTGGTGCATTAACTGCTGGATCACCATAGCTAACTCCACCTGGATAACCTGGTACACTATAGTTGTACTGATTAACAATTGGACAACCCACGATCACTGGAAGTTTAATATTTCCGTCTCTGAATGACACCAAAACTTCAGTGCCAGGGTCGGGCGGTATCATCCACATACCATATGTGCTTTGGGAGTTGGTATAATTTTTTTCGTCTTTGCCTCTGTTACCTCTGAATGTCTGGCCCCAGAATGGACTTGCCCACTCACAGTTAAACCAGTTAATCTTTTTAGTACCCGCATTTTCATCATTACAGTCAAAAAAGGCAGGAATAAAGACCGCAATTCTTCCTCTGAGCTGTGCCTCATCTTTGTGGTCTCTGGTAAATCCAGTATATATACCCATTAGTTTATTAGTACCTATTAGGTTATCCTTGATATAAGGATTCTTGAGACTTATATTATTGGGCGTTGCCATTATTCTCCATCTCCAGACTCATCCCCGGGTTGCTCTTTCTCTAACTTATCAGATGCTATGGAATTTTCTTTTGCACCAGTTAAATCAATTGTATACTTGCCGCCTGCAAAATTGTGATTTACCTGAAGTATATGGTAGACTCCCGTAAATGCAAAGCTAGTGTTTGTATTCATCCAGTACCCTGTGTTTAATAGACTATCCTCATCGCGGTAATCAAAATCCCATGGTCTGGGTGCAGCGATCTCTAGGAAAAAATAATTATCATCTCCACCAAAATAAGCATAATCCGGCTGACTGCTTTCATGACTTTCGTCACTACTTTGTCCAGACTGATCATTGTTGTTTTGACCTTGGCTTGTATCATAACCCAGATACCATGGATCCCCTCTGATTGTCATTTGCACCTCTTGCATAAAGGCGGCTGCCTGTGATTGACTTACTAATTGTCCAAATATTGTGTTCGATTGTGCTTTATTTAGATCGACTGTAACTCCTTCCACAGGATTGGGCACAGGAGTGTCTGTCTCCTTTTGTTGCGTTTCCAGTTGATTTGTAGTGCTTGATCTGGATACATCTGAAAGAAATCCCAATGTTTTTAAATCTCCCACGTCAATACCGCTTGTCTGATCTACTGCAAAAAAATCTTCGCTGTACTGAAAACCACTTTGGCGAGGGTCATAGTCTGGCGATGGACCTTCGGTCAGACTTGGAGAATTAATTACTAAGTTTGTAGCAATATTTCTAAGTGTAGCGCTGTCGATAGTATCTAAAAATTGATTTATCTCATTCTCAGCCCGATTATCTATTGATTGTTTTAATTGGGCTAACTGTGTGGTACTAAATCCCTGATCGCTCAGGGTACTTACAAGACTGTCCAACCCTCCTTGTAAGCCAGAAAAATCTCCTGAAAATAGACTATTAATAGTATCTTTAGCCAGAGCTTCAAAACCTTTGCTCAGACTGTCAAGCAATCCACCTAACGTAGTATCCTCGTCTTTTTTAACATTGTCTGTTTTTTCCTTGGCTGCGGCCGCGTCAGGTGTGCCCACAAGTCCCCGTCTGGGGGTCATAATTACTGGCATCGCATCATCATAGTTAATGCTTAAATCTATTATTTGATCGTTCATTCCCGTAAATATGTATTGATATCCTTTTCTGATATTTCCACTTCCAACTAATTGTTTTAATCTGGATGTAACTTCCTCGGATGATAGATTATCGTTTTCCTCGGGGATCACAAACTGATTGGAAGCTATTGTTCTGTAAAGAATGGGTCTATATATAATTTTATACGCTGACATATTTGTACGCTTATCAAAACCTAGTTCTTCTATACCAGCATTAATTTTTAGTCTCTGTATAAATGCCTGATCTTTTCTTACCGACTGATCTTCGATTTCATCGGGCTTCTGCTTTCTGCTAAATCGAGACCGTGCTTCGGGAGACATAGCTAATATTTTATGTAAAATCTCTGTGATACTTTCGCCAGGTATAAAATTTATTATGTTAGTTATTTCTTCCTCACTTAAATTCTCATCACTGCCTTGGGGTTGTTGGGAATCATCTATTCTGGTCTCTGGGGTAGTGTCCGCATTTGCGTCTGATTTATTCAGAGGCGCTTTGGAAATATCACCAGTATTTACATCAGGTAAAATAAGATTTTCGTCTTCTATTAGAAGCTTATTTTGATCACTAGAGCTAGATTCAGATTTTATTAACCCACTCAGATCAAATTCTATTTCATCTTTGACTTGTTTGTCATTGTTTGTTTGTGTAAATTTGTTTATGCCATCCTGAACACTCTTTATCATTTCAGAAATAGTTTTACCCTTGGCAGTTATATTTTGACCCATTCGAAATCTACGATTTACAAAGGCCTCCTTTTCCAGAGGTGACAACTCTAATTCATATGTACATCCTGCGCTGTCCATGCTACAAGAAATTTTTTGTAGCAATAACTTCCATCTGTATGGGCCAATAATATCCGCAAGCTGGCCGCCTGTATCTGTGCCACCACCCAATGATGCGTATAAATCATCCTCTGCCTCGTATCCCATAAAACTTAATTCCAGGTACAGATGTATCGCCTCCTTTTTTTCTAAATTTAAAAAACTTCTGGCTAAAATAATTTGATCTAAAAAGTCTGCTCTATTGGGTTGTCTGATTGTAATTTGCACGCCACTTAAACTCTCCCCTCCTAATGTGGGTATCATAATACTTTCTATTGTGTTGCCTGCGGTTACCCCAGTCTGTGCTAGTACAACTGTTTGATCTGGAGGTGCTGATAACACACTATTTGCATTGCCTGGTGCGCCTACATTTTGTCTTGCAGTGTCACTGGTTTGCGCAGCCTCGCCTTCCTGAGTGCTGGCATTTATAATATACAACTTAGCATTGTATGTGCTGCTATCATACTGATCCAATATATTACCATAGGTTTTGCCCAGGTAAGGATGAAATTGTTCTGGTGCTGATCTTCTTCCCTGAGGCATTAGGAGCCTCCGTTTCTGTTACTCACCAGTGATACCTGATCCCCCAGTGCATTTATACTTCCTGCACTGGGTAAAAAAATTACGGTGCCTGCTTTAAAGTCACGGAGGGGATCCACTATGGTATCGGGATTTCTCAGAGCAAATACCCACCAAAGGCGGCTATTATTGTATAAAGCACTAGCAAGTAAGTCAGGTCTTTGATCATACGCAGGATCAATGGTGTATTGTTCATCATTGAGGGTTACCTTTACATTTGGTAATTTATTGATGTCCAGAAATACTCCGTCCAAAATCTGTTGATTTTTAATAAAACTGTCTTTGCGGATATTATACATTAAATAAATCCATCTTTGTATGCTTCGCCATTGGCGATTGCACCGACATCAAATCTTCTGCGTACTTTGCTTGGTGTGTATTGTGGTGTAAGTGAGCACACAATATTTGCTATTGTGGGCACAAACGTAGTGGTTCCCTGTACGTTAACTGGAACGTAGTCTACATCGTTTGGTAGTGTGAGAATATAATTAGTAACAACTACTGGAACTTTGTTATAACCATGATCGCCCAGATATTCAAAAAGTAACACTGGGGGCGGTGCGCCGGCTGTTTGTTTTGCAACAGCAATATCCCCAAAATCCCCCTTAGTGGCAATTTTGAAAAAAGTCATAACGGCCAGCATATATCTGGCTTCATATATATCATTAGCAGTAAAATCTCCAGTCACAGTAATTTCAGAAGGAGAAGAATTCTCGTAGGAATTTACTGGGTATTGCATGCCCTGTCCGCTGTGGCTACTATAATTTGCACTGGAAGATGTAAAAACAGATGGAGTATATTTCCAAACTAGTCCATTGCTTTCTTTGATGGGGCGCATCAAATAATCATTGCCAAATCCACCTGCTGAGGAAGCATAAAATCGATCCTGACCCCCTCGCTTGGGTCTTAACCTAGCTCTCCAATCATATGGCTGATCACCGGCACTAGTTGTTACACTAGGCGATGCAGCTTGATTTAATTCATTAAACAAATCTGATGCTCTGCGATCATATTCTGCTGCAAATACATTACCATCATTGATACGTCCAGCGCCAAGTATTCTGGGATCCAGAGCGTTTACTATGCTGCCAACACCGCTACGAACAATGGGATTGTCAATTTTATTGATAGCTTCGGTTGCTTTGTTGGATAACCAACTACCTATGGATCTGTTTGAAGAGTTTATTGCCATGCGAATATTTATCCGTATCATAAACCATAGCTTTAATTTTTAAGCCAGATAAATAGCAGTATAAGAAACTTGACATCACTACGTCTTATATAGTATAATTACTCTATAATAATAACACAGGAGTGCACATGGCTGCCAAGAAACAAAATTATCTAAACAACAAGGATATACTCAAGGAAATCCACAAAAGCAAAATGAGCTTTTGCTGGGTCAAATCTCAGGCATATCATCAGTTTGATATAATCCTAAACGATATTACTGAGATAGATGCATACACCCTGGATCAGGCAAAACAAAATCGTGCTAGTCGTATACAAGCCAATGCATATGCAGAAGCCATGAAACATCATGATCCCAAGGATTATCGCAACAAACCCAAGCAAAAAGACTTTGCCATAGAGGTTGATAGTATACCCGATAGCGAAGCAGTGTTTAGAGTAATGACTTACGAACATATCCCGGATGAGCCTGGCAGAAAGAAAAATCCTAAAAATATATCAGAGGAAAAAGCAAAATTAAATTTTGCACCCTTTAAGCACTATGCATATTTAGATAATAACATAACAGAAGTGGCGCGCAGTCACTGGGACGGCGGTGTTAAAACAGGTAAATTTGACACTGAACATGGTAAAATTACTAACACTTTGGGCACAATGTTTCTTAAATTAGTTGAGCGTTATAGCCATCGTGCAAACTGGCGTGGTTATTCCTATGTTGATGAAATGCGAGGCGATGCACTCCTACAACTTAGCCTGGTGGGTCTTAAATTTAACGAAGCCAGATCTGATAATCCATTTGCATACTACACACAAACTATTACAAATTGCTTTACCAGAGTTCTCAATTCCGAAAAGCGCATGCAAACCATTCGTGACGATATTTTAATTGAGCAAGGTCACATGCCCAGCTATACTCGTCAGATGAAACACGACGAAGAAGTCAAGAAGATGCGCGAAGAGGCTCAACAAGACGAGGTATTATAGCTCTTGGATGATATCATACTAATTGCGGTGCCCGAAGAGGCACCGACAATTATGCTATGGGACAATGTATTTTTCACAGGCATAGGTAAAATCAACGCAACCTATACTGTAACCCATCTATTACATCACTACAAACCCAAACGTGTTTGGAACTTTGGAACCGCTGGAGGAGTCACATTATCAGCGGGATTTTATGAAGTTGGTAGTGTGATACAATCTGATATGTGGGCGCCGGCGCTGGGCATGCCCAAAGGCAAAACTCCACAGGACTTATGTCCTGAAATTATTTCATTAAACAGCAGTGGTGTGATATGTGGTACCTCTGATCAGTTTGTGGAGGATGCAGGAGACCTATCAGAATACTGTGATATTGTGGACATGGAATCATATGCCATAGTCAAGGCCGTTTGGCGTTATAATCTTGACAAAGGCACTGATGTTAGTGTACACTGTTGGAAATATGTCAGTAATAAAGTGGATCAGGGCGGTGGTCTAGACTGGCAACAAAACATAGACACAGGACAGGAACTATACAAACAAAAGTACAAGGAGTTTCATGAGCTTATTCCAAACAGCGGCATGCTTCACTGATATTCACTATGGATTAAAATCCAACAGCCATACCCATTTAGCAGATTGCCACAGATACATGGATTGGTTTATTACAGAAGCAAAGGCCAGAAATGCCGAAACATGCATCTTTCTGGGTGACTGGAGTCATCAGCGGGCAAGCGTTAACATTGCTACCATGAACGCTAGCATTAAGGACCTTAAAAAACTCAACGATAATTTTTCCAAGGTATATTTTATCACTGGCAATCATGATTTATATTATCGTGACAAGCGTGAATTAAACAGTGTGGAATATGCCAGAGACCTGCCCAACTTTGTGATGGTGGACGAGTGGTTTATCCAGGACGATGTTGCTATCATACCTTGGTTAGTACAGGATGAGTGGCGAAAGATAAAAAAAATCAAAGCAAAGTACATGTTTGGTCATCTGGAGCTGCCATACTTTAAAATGAATGCCATGGTGGAGATGCCAGATCATGGTGGATTGCAGAGTGACCATCTCACTGGGCCTGAGTATGTGTTTTCAGGACACTTCCATAAACGCCAGTATAAAAATAATATTCATTATATTGGCAATGCTTTCCCACACAACTATGCTGATGCAGGTGATTGGGAACGTGGTGCTATGTTTTTAGACTGGGGTAGTGAACCACAGTATGTTAATTGGCCAGAGTGCCCCAAATACAAGACTCTGAAGTTAAGTGATTTATTGTCTGACCATCAGAATCTATTGGACGAATACACATATGCTCGTGTCAAATTAGACATAGACATAAGCTACGAAGAAGCTAACTTTATTCGTGAAAATTTCTCTGACCAATACAATGTCAGAGAAATTAGTTTATTGCCAATCAAGGATAACCAGGAAGAGTTTGATGGTGGTGACATACAATTTGAGAGTGTAAATCAAATTGTACTCAGCCAGCTAGATACAATTGAATCCCAAACAATTAAAAAAGATGTTCTCATTGATATCTATAATGGATTAGAGGTTTAAATGCTAAAATTAAAGAATATCAGTTGTAAGAATTTTATGAGTGTGGGTGCTCAGACACAGGCAGTAAATTTAGACACTGGTGAGCTGACATTGGTGTTGGGGCATAATTTGGACCAGGGAGGGGATGGTTCACGCAACGGTACTGGTAAAACTACTATTGTAAATGCTCTGAGTTATGCTTTGTATGGCGAAGCTCTAACAAATATTAAAAAAGATAACCTCATCAACAAAACTAACAGCAAGCAAATGATGGTCACAGTTGAGTTTCAGAAAGACGGAGTGGACTATCGCATTGAGCGTGGCAGAAAACCCAATGTACTCAGACTATTTGCTGATGGTGAAGAAAATGCAGAGGACAATGATGCACAGGGTGATAGTCGTGAGACTCAGAAGTTCATAGAAAAGATTATTGGCTTCCCACATGAAATGTTTAAGCAATTAATTGCCCTTAACACTTACACAGAACCCTTCCTAAGCTTGAGAGCCAATGATCAGCGAGCCATGATTGAGCAGTTGCTGGGCATAACAGAACTGTCTGAGAAGGCTGACATACTCAAAGAATTACTTAAACAGACCAAGGACTCAATCAAGGAAGAGGAAATCCGTATAGATGCAGTACGTAACAGCAATGAACTCATAGAAAAAAATATTCGCGAGATCGAGATGCGTAGTCGAGCTTGGAATAAAACACACACAGAGAAAGTAGCAGAGTTGGAACAGAGCATAGCCAGTTTAATGGAAATTGATATTGATATGGAAATATCAGCACACCAAACCAATACACAGGCTGCTGAGATGAGTTCACAATTAAAAGTTTTGAACAATGAATTGGACACCACAACCACAAGTTATAATCGCAGCATTATCAAAATTACAGATCTGGAATCAGACCTATCCAGCGCGCTCGCAGGAACTTGTCCTGCGTGTGGACAAGGCACTGCACATCTAAGCACCCATGAAGAATACACACAGGATCTCCGTGACAAAATTACAGAGGAGACTTCATACAGCAAGGAGCGGGAGGACAAAATATCTGAACTTGAAAATGCTGTGATGCAAATCAGTGTTCCGGAAATAATGGATACATTTTATGAGACCGTAGAGGGTGCATACACACACAGAACTAATTTAGAAAATCTAGCAGAAAGTTTTGCTGAAAAATCAGCTGACACCAATCCCTATACTGAACAAGTGGATCAGCTCAAAGAGTCTGGTTTGCAAGATATTGAATTTGACAATATCAATGATCTCACTGAACTGCGTGAACATCAGGAGTTTTTATACAAGTTACTAACTGGTAAAGATAGTTTTATCCGCAAACGAATTATTGATACAAACATAGCATTCCTAAACCACAGACTAGCAAACTATCTGGATAAGATTGGTTTACCACATGATGTAAAGTTTAGTGCTGATCTAAGTGTGGAAATCACTGAGTATGGCAGGGACCTGGACTTTGATAACTTATCCAGGGGCGAACGTAACAGGCTTATATTATCGCTAAGCTGGGCATTCAGAGATGTGTATGAGAGCCTAAACCATCCCATGAATTTTTTATGCATTGACGAGTTATTGGACTCAGGCATGGACAGCGTGGGTGTGGAAGCTGGACTTAGTATACTTAAAAAGATGAACCGTGATCAGGGTAAAAACATCATGCTTATCAGCCACAAGGAAGAACTTGTGGGCAGAGTGGGCAATGTTCTCACAGTGATCAAGGAAGGCGGTTTTACTGCATACAATACTGACACAGAGTATGTAAATTGATCAGTATTTGCAAATTAAACACGATTAATAGGTAATTATAACTATGCCCAGCCCACAAAAGACCAAAGGAAAAGGATACGAAAACGCAGTCGCTAAGTTTTTAACAGAGATATACAGTGACAAGTTTATGCGTGTTCCTACTAGTGGTGCTTATTTGGGGGGCATAAACTATGATCGCCGAACACTCATGACAGAGGGTCAGGTCAGAGCATTCAAGGG